TCTTTGACCCAAAGAAACCAGACGCTCCACTCGTATTAGATGAGATTGAGGACGTCGGAGTATCAGTGTCGAATGAGTACGTAGTCATTCGAACAATTACAGACATTGATGACATGACTTTTGGTGTCGTAAATGGAACTCCGCAAAGTTATTCCTTTAAATCAGGTGTTAAGTACCGTGTTCCACGGCACATTGCTGATTACTTGGAACAACTTGGATACATTTGGCGGCCTAACTAAGCCGTCGCAAGTAGTCCGCCCTCAACTGGTTCCCGCCCTCCTCCCAGTTGGGGGTCGGACCTTTTTTGTGCTGTGAATTTGGCAATTACAAGAGAGAATTGCCACACCTAGTTTTGGAGGTTCCGTGGCTACACTCTCAGTTCTGTCTGACAGACTGCGCTATGAAATTGGCGATATTCCAAAATCTTTTGTGTACACATTTACAGCAGACGGAACCACAAATCGTTTTCTAGTTCCATATTCTCCTTTAGATGGAGCCAATCTAGTTATTACAAAAAATGGAACTAATATTTCAGATGATGTTGAGGTAGAAGAAGCCACAGGTTACATAGTTTTTGACACTGTACCCGCAGACGGAGATGACATTATCGTTGCTGGAAACTACTTTAAATACTTTACATCCAGAGAAGTCGAACACTATGTTTCAACTGCATTTACAGAACACTCTTTAAATCACACAGATTCTTACGGGCGCACGATGACAATTGCAAATCTTCCTGGAGTTGAAGAGTACCCTGTAGTTGTGCACGCATCTGTTCTTGCACTGTATGCCTTAGCAAATGATGCTGCATTTGACATTAACGTGTTTGCACCAGACGGTGTAACAATTCCTCGTTCTGAACGTTATCAGCAGTTAATGCAAATGGCTCAGGCTCGTCAAGCACAGTACCGTGAATTATGTTCACAACTTGGTATTGGTATGTACAAGATTGACGTGTTCAGTGTTCGTAGAATTTCTAAAACAACTAATCGCTATGTTCCAATCTATCAACCTATGGAAGTTGATGATAGGTCCACACCAATTCGTGTGTTTGTTCCAATTCCAACATATGGTGGAACACAACCAGAAGTCACTGCTCTTGTTCAAGACCTCTATATTTATGAAGGCGATGACTACACCTTTAACGTGGTGTTTGACTTTGAATTAGACACCTACACTCCAACTGCGGAAATAAGACAGATGCCAGGAAGTTCTGCTCTTATAACGTCCTTCACTATTACAAAACCAGATGTTGGTACAGGTGATGGAGCAGGACTTCGTACTCTACAGTTGGACCTCAACGAAGACCAGACTCGTATGCTTCCTGGAACGTCCTATTACGACATTCAAATGGTTGATGCAGATGGCGTTACAAAGACGTACGTCACAGGTAAAATCTTCAAGACTAAAGAGGTGACTACTGAATGAGCCAATACGTAAGACCAGGGGCTAACTCAACGACGTATGTAAACGACGTTATTAGCATAACTACGCCTTCTGGAACGGTGTCTTACGGCACACCAGGAACCTCAGCAGAAGTAGTAATTCCAGACCTTGCTTACGCCCACACGCAAGGGACGTCAAGTGCTACTTGGACAATAAATCACAATCTTGACTTCTATCCTAACGTTACAGTTTTGGATTCTGCAGGTACAATCGTCGAGGGCGAAATTAACTACACCACTCGGAATCAAGTCGTACTCACATTCGCTGCAGCATTTAGTGGCAAAGCCTACCTATCGTAAGGAGACCTTGAGTGGCACGTAAATATTTAACCCCAATTGATTTAACTAAGTTAGAACTTCAGAATGCTCGAATTCAAAACTTAGCAACAGCACCAGGAAGCCCAGTAGTTGGTCAAGTCTACTTTGACACTGCTCTTGGATTTTTACGTGTATGGAATGGTACTGCTTGGGTAAACACTAGCGAAGGTGCACAAGGAACACAGGGAACTCAAGGCTCTGTTGGTGCAACTGGTGCGCAGGGAACACAAGGAACTGCTGGTGCGCAAGGTCTTGACGGTGCTAACGGAACACAAGGAACTCAGGGTTCTCAAGGAACACAGGGCACACAAGGAACTTTAGGTTCGCAAGGTACACAAGGTACAGAGGGTATTCAAGGTTTAGACGGTGCTAATGGTGCGCAAGGTACACAAGGTACGCAGGGCACACAAGGTACTGAAGGACAGCAAGGCGTACAAGGTACGCAAGGCACACAAGGTGTTCAAGGAACACTTGGTGCTCAAGGAGTTCAAGGAACTGAAGGAGCGCAGGGCACACAGGGAACTGAAGGAGCACAGGGAACACAAGGAACGCAAGGAACAGAGGGTGCACAAGGAACAGAAGGTGCTCAAGGTACAGAAGGTGCTCAAGGTACAGAAGGCGCTCAGGGCGTACAAGGAACCGAAGGTACACAAGGTGTACAAGGTAAAGAAGGCTCCTTTGGTGGTATCTCGTTTGAGTACAACTACGATGCCGTTTATACAATGGCAGACCCAGGCAATACTTATGTTCGCCTTAACAATTCTTCAAATTCTTCAGCAACAGCACTTGCAATTGATGACGTAAATGCTGCTTCAGTAGATATTCATCCTTATCTACAGACAATTGATGACTCTACTTCAACAATCAAGGGTCACGTAAAGATTTCGCTAAAGTCTGATAGCAATACATTTGCTCTCTACACAATTAGCAACGTAACAGATAATGCAACATGGTTTGAAGTAGCCATTGCGTATGTATCTGGTAATGGTTCATTTACAGATGAAGACGATGTAATTTTAACTTTTGCTCGTACTGGTGACGTTGGTGCTCAGGGTACGCAAGGCGTACAGGGTACGACTGGTGCACAGGGAGCAGAAGGAGCGCAAGGCACACAGGGCACCGAAGGTGCACAGGGTGCTGAAGGAACGCAAGGCGTTCAAGGAACTGAAGGTGCTCAAGGAACTCAAGGAACCGAAGGTGCACAGGGAACCCAAGGAACTCAAGGAACTCAAGGAGTCGAAGGACAACAAGGAGTACAAGGAACTCAGGGTACGCAAGGCGTACAGGGTACTGAAGGTACGCAAGGCGCTCAGGGTACTGAAGGTATTCAGGGTCTTGACGGTGCTAACGGTGCACAGGGAACTCAAGGTACTCAAGGTACAGAGGGTTCACAGGGTACAGAAGGTCAGCAAGGAACCCAGGGTACACAGGGTGTACAGGGAACTGTAGGTGCGCAAGGCACACAGGGAACTCAAGGTACTGATGGAACTCAGGGTGCTGAAGGTGCTCAAGGTTCGCAAGGTACTGTCGGTGCACAGGGAGTTCAAGGAACCACTGGTACACAGGGTGTACAGGGTTCTGAAGGTACTCAAGGTACTGCTGGTTCTAATGCCACCGTTACAGAAGGTTTTGGTATCCAAGTTGTTGCAGGTCAAGTATCTGTTGACACAACAGAGATTGCGACTCGTGACTATGTAGATGCAACCGCCCAAGGATTAGATGTAAAACTATCAGTACGTGCTGCTTCTTCTGCCGCACTTGCTGCATACACCTTCTCAAATACAGGTGGTGGAACTCTTACAGCAACTGCTAATGGAGCCATCTCTGTCGGTGGAGTAAGCCCTGCACAGGGACAGCGTGTCCTTATCAAGGATGAGGCTGGTGCTAACCAGAAGTACAACGGTATCTACATCGTTGCAACTGCTGGTGATGGAAGCACTCCATGGGAATTGATGCGTGCAGACGATGCGAACTCTTCAGCAGATGTAACTGCAGGTATGTTTACCTTCGTAGAAGAAGGAACTTACGCAGATACTGGCTGGGTACTTTCAACCAACCAGACAATTACTCTCAATACAACTGCCCTAACATTCACACAGTTCTCAGGCGCAGGCGCGTACACATGGGGAGCAGGTCTTAGCAATACAGGCACAACAATTGATGTTGGTGCAGGTACTGGTATCACTGTTGACTCTTCAAACGTAAATGTTGATACCACAGTAGTTGCTCGTAAATTCACGACAACAATCGGTGATGGAAGCGCAACTTCGTTTACAGTAACACACAATCTTGGAACACGTGGAGTTATGGTCTCGGTATATAACGCTGCTGCTAACTACGAAGAAGTTGTTGTTGACGTCGAAAAGACCTCAACAAACACGATAACAGTCAAGTTCGCCGAAGCCCCTGCAAATAATGCTTACGTAGTGGCGGTTGTTGGCTAATGAGCAAAAAAGCCCTTGTTCCAGTAAATGTTTTCGCATCTGATAACATTCCTCTTGGTCGTTTTCCAGGAGACCTTTACTGGAACACAGATGAACGTCGTTTATTTGCTTTTGACGGCGTTTCTTGGCTTCAACTAGTACCGCTTGCAGATGCAGACATTGTTGAAGGCGGAAATGAAGCCGCTGGCTCCGATACTTACGACACAACTGCAGAAGGCGGAGACGAGAACGCTGGAAGCGATGCTTACACAAGTTCCTACGATGGTGGAGGAGTGACAGTATAAAATGGCAGTCCGTATACAACTTAGACGCGGTACCGCAGCAGAGTGGTCTGCAAATAATCCGACCCTTGCTGCTGGTGAAGTTGGTATTGAAACCGACACGCTCAAGATAAAGATTGGTAATGGCTCCACTGCTTGGAACTCTCTTGGCTATGGCGGATTACAGGGTATTCAAGGAACCACAGGCGCACAAGGTGTTCAGGGAACTCAAGGTGTGCAGGGAGTTCAGGGAGTACAGGGAACTCTTGGTGCAACTGGAGCCCAAGGTACACAGGGAACTCAAGGTACACAGGGAACTCAAGGTACTCAAGGCACTCAAGGCACTCAAGGTCTTGATGGTCAAACAGGTGCGCAAGGAACCCAAGGTGTACAGGGCGAGACTGGTTCTCAAGGAACCCAAGGAACGCAAGGCACAGTAGGAGCGCAAGGAACGCAGGGTACTCAGGGTGTACAAGGAGAGACTGGAACTCAAGGCTCTGTTGGCGATACTGGCGCACAGGGAGTGCAGGGAACTCAAGGCACTCAAGGAGTACAAGGTCAGGTTGGTTCTCAAGGAACTGTTGGCTCTCAAGGCACTGTTGGTTCTCAAGGTACACAGGGTACTCAGGGAACTTTAGGTGCTCAAGGCACTCAGGGAACTCAAGGTACGCAGGGTACGCAGGGAACTCAAGGCACTCAAGGAGTTCAAGGTTCTCTTGGAACGCAGGGTGCTACTGGTACTTTCGGTGGAGAAACCCACGAATATAACTTCCTGACTGATACAGGTAACACTGACCCAGGAAACGGTAACTTTAAGTTCAACAATGCAACCATTTCAAGCGCTACTGTACTTTACATTGACAATGTTGACTTTAACTCAAATAACATTTCACAGTTACTTGCAACTATAGATGACTCAACCTCTGGAATTAAAGGAACTATTAAATTTACTGAGGTTGGAGATGCAAACAGTTTTGCCTTCTTCCAAATCACAGGCACGCATACGCACGAAAGCGGCGGCGCATACTTCAGCGTTCCTATCGCACACGTAACAGGAACTCTTTCTGTTGTAAACAACGATAACGTATACCTTACCTTTGCACGTGTTGGTGACAAGGGAGACACTGGTGCACAGGGAACTCAAGGCACTCAAGGAGTGCAAGGAACTTTGGGTACGCAAGGTGCTCAAGGAACTCAAGGAACTGTAGGTTCTCAAGGTACTCAAGGCACCCAAGGCGTACTAGGTACAACTGGTGCTCAAGGAACCCAGGGAACACAGGGAATTGATGGAACTCAAGGAACACAGGGCTCTCTTGGAACGCAAGGTTCTCAAGGCACAGTAGGAGCCCAAGGAGTCCAAGGTACTCAAGGTATTCAAGGAACTCAAGGTACTGCTATTCAGGGAACACAAGGTACTGCTGGAACATCCCCTTCAGGAAGCGCTACAGTTTCAGATGTCTTGATGCTAGGTGGTATGTAAAAACTCTGTACTGCCCCAGTGGATTTGGCTTTTACGGGCTGCCTCTAAATCAAATTTCACTGGCTTGTATACAGTTGGTTTCAGAGTATACGTAGCAAACCGCATTTGGTTTTGCTCTGCCTTCATTCTAAAGTTAAACACATACCAATCTACTGGTGCCGTAATTCCACGTGTAGCAATATCTTTCAACGCTTTTTCTGCGCCCCTTCTACTGACAACGTAGGCTGCACAAGACCACTGTTGATACGACCTACAGACATGCTCTTCATAGATATCGTGCTGTTGTTCATCGTATGCAAATAAAGAATCCTCTGGAACAAACAGTGAGAAGAAGTCCCAAGTAGGAAGCAGTTCTTTCATATAAGAATGAGCAATTACCTCAAAATTTTTGCTTAGTACAACATCGTCTTCAAATATAAACATTACATCGTGACTGCTATTTAAAAAGTTTTTATAAGCCAACCAGTTGCTTGCCCAAACCCCAATCACTCCAGAACTAGGAGGGAAAGTTTCTCCAGGCTGTGCATAGTCCTGCACGGTGTTCACTATAAAGTCTGGATTTTCATCCATAAACTTTTGGGCTTTTTCTGCTGTATTCAGGTACATTGTTTGTGAACCAAGTCTAGGCAGAAATGACATGGTCTTTAAAACGCCCTCATAAGAACGATTTCTTACTTCATTTCCAGTATCAGTGTGAAAAACTTCAAAGCAGGCACTCATAGTTTTTGTATCCAAACTTGATACCCCACCTCAAGTAGCCTGTAACGGTCTTTACAGACTGCTAGAAAGGCATCCACACCTCTCTTAGGCTCTAGATACCTGTCACCGTTGTAGTTCCACTCGTAGTCATCAAAAGCCATAACTCCACCTGGTTCTAAAACCTTAAATGCATTGAGACCATCTAGAGCAGTCTGTAGGGCCGTGTGGTCACCATCGATGTAGATAAAGTTAAAGGTCTTGTCATTAATGTTGAAGAACTCATCACTTGTCATTTTGCACTTTACTACTCGTAAATCTGCAGTTCGTGAATCGTAATATTCTTCAATTGATTTAAAGTCTAAAGATTCGTGCGCCTTCTCTTCACTTCCTGCCCACGTATCGACATCGTGCAGGCGTTCTATTTCTCTGTTGTTCAATAACCAGATGGTGGCATCTCCCGTGTACGCGCCCACCTGTAGGGCACGTAATCGTTCTTTAGGAACGTGACGAAAGTACTTCTCTACATCCTTGAACCAATTTGGAAACACTAAAATAACCTCATGTTATTGAGACATCCGTTTACATATTCTGGAGCCATCTTGTGGTCGTCAAGAAGATGTTGAAACAAGGTCTTGCTCTCTTCTCTGCGACCAATCCACCAACTAGACACAGCCTTTTCAAACAGCAAACAATAAGAGCCGTAGTATTCAACCCAACCTGGTAGTGGAGTATTCAAAGTCAATGACGAATATTGCAACCCTACTTCTGCAAATGTATAGGTTTTTATCCAATCTTTGCGATACTCGTAGTAGCGAGCCAATAAGAAATAGGCCTCTGGTCTACTAGGCATAAATGCAATTGCATGATGCAGCGTATTTAACACTGTAGCGCTGCGGTCTTGTTGACGTGACCAGCAGAGAGCCATTTTTAATAATGAGGTATAGGTTAATAATGGGTCACTCTTGTATCCTAAATCTGCAGCCCTAAGAAAGAATCCAGCAGCAGAGGAATGTTGCTTTAATCGCTCGTATTCTTCTGCTAATGCAAAGTTCTTTTTAGCATCCTTTGTATCTGCAGCAAGGTCAATGACCAGTTCTTTAAGCGCCATAAGCCAATGCCTCCGTAATCATCTCGTTGACCACATGAGTAGGGACTTCAAGTAGAAATGCACAGTTGTCCTGCACTCCAAAACTTAACAGTACGTTGCCATCTTTAACTGCGGCTCCTGTACAGAACTCTATAGCCGTTTCAAGGAATGAGAACTCTTTGCTCAGGCCCTTAAAGTTAAATTCCTTGTCCCAAACTACAAGACGGTGTCTATACACTGAGTCTTTTTGGTTTAAATAGTTACGCCACAGTTTTACTTCGTGAGTAAAGCAGATGTAGTAGTCGCCCCAAGAAATGACGTGTGAACCACCACGCTGGTCAATTGGAGATGGTGGTGTTTCTTTTACAATTTCCTGCTTACACTCTGGTTCCTTTGGATTAGCCCAAACAACTTCTGTTGGCATTGTCCACTTAACAAAATGGTAAGGCTTATCAAGAACAGGCATCCAGTTTTTTTCGCAATATGAAGTTGCTTCGTTCACGGGCGCGGGAACGCGTACGCGTGAGACTTCCTTTACTGTCCAATTATCTTTGTCTATAGTTAATTTACTATATTCCATACGACCCTGACCATTAGGAGTTGTATCTCGCCTAACACCTATGGCGTAGTAATCGCCGTCCCATTGGACTATTCGAGCATCTTCCAACCCAATAAATTCCCATATGGGTTTATGAAGTTCCAGCATCTCTATTTGAGCCGAGTTAATGATGTTTAAATCTTTGTCAAGACGACACAAATAGTTGACCGTTCTGAGGTGCTGGTCTTTCTCAGGATGCAAATAAGTAAGAGGACCCCAAGGACTAAAGAACCTTTGGTCAGCCTCTGAAATGTAGAGGGTGTAGTTAACTATCCTGAGATTTACAAGGACATCCCCATCCTTGTCTACATAAACGCTGGGGTTCATTATTCCAGTATTGTCTGGAAGGCTATGGCTTATAATTAGAGGGGCTAATTTTCCACCCTGAGAAACCGATTTATGCACCAAATTCATACCGTCACTTTAGCCCACAAGTCTCAGAAATACGAACTAACCTATGCTTGTTTAGTCGTACAGGTAGGGTTTTTATCTGTACCTTACTGATACTGCTATTTAAGGAGTCTCATGCCAACAATTTATAAGGTTCTGGGCCAGTCAGCCCCATCAGCAACAACTTTAACTACTCTCTACACAGTTCCCGCATCAACTGATGCTGTGGTTTCTACGATTGCTATCTGCAACCGTGCAGGAACCTCTGGAACATACAGAATCGCGGTTCGTCCAGCAGGTGCAGCGGTTGCAAACCAACATTATATTGTTTATGGTGCAACTGTAGCAGCCTCTGACTCAGTGCTTTTAACTTTAGGTATTACACTGGACACAACTGACGTAATTAGTGTTTATGCATCTTCAGCAGATATGTCTTTCTCAGCGTTCGGAAGCGAGATTTCCTAATATGGCAACAAGGAAGGCTAGCGATTCTAATATCGCAGGAAAGAAGTACAACGATGCTTCTGCTGGAGCATCCAAAATTGTTGACATTCCAGATTTACCAACAATTTCGTCAGTTACTAACATTCCATCTAGTAGAGCCTACAATAACGGTAGAGTAGATGTTGCAATTACTGCAGCCACAACTGGCGGCGTACCAGCGACTTACACGGTTACCTCAACTCCAGGAAGCCTTACCGCTACTGGAACTTCTCCAGTGTCGGTTACGGGGTTAAGTTCAGCAACTTCTTACACTTTTAAAGTAAAGGGAAACACAGCGGCAGGAACTGGTCCAGAAACAGCGGCTTCAAGTGCTGTAACAGCAACCACAGTACCGCAAGCCCCTGTTGCAGTTACTGCTACTAAAACTGGTCAAACAACAGCCAACGTAACCGTTAACTCAGTAGGAGCGACTGGTGGAAGCACGATAACGTCGTATTCAGCCACTTCATCTCCAGGAAGCATTACCGCTAACAGTGCTAACACTTCTATTAGCGTAACAGGACTTACTGCAGCCACATCGTATACTTTTGCTGTAAAAGCGGTAAATGCAAACGGCGACTCTGCAACAACAACGTCAAATTCAATTACTACAGATGCTGCAAACTATTCGCTACAACAGACATTTAACTCTTCTGGAACATTCACAATGCCATCAGGCAAATCAAGAATTGCAGTTATCGGTATTAACGGTGGAGACAATGGTGGTGGCGGAGGTTCAGCATCATTTAGCCCTGACTTTGGCTCGAACGCAGGTGGCGGTGGTGGCGGAGGTTCAGGTGGGGGTGTGTGGAGAATTGACCCATTTTTAACTAACTCTGGAACCAACTACTCAGTAACAGTTGGAGGAGTAAGCGGCGTAAGTAACTTTGGAAACGTTGCTAAATCTGCAAACGCCAGCGGAGGTGGAGCAGGAGGTAACGGTGCAAACGTTTCGCTCACACTTACAGGTTTAGGAACTGTCACACAGCAAGCAGGTGGAGGCGGAGGTAACGGCGGTGCTGGTGCTCGCGTGACAACAAGCGGTGGTTCCACCGAAAACCCTGACACATACTCAGGCGCTGCTAGCGGAGGAAATGGTGGTGGTTCAGTAGGTGGCGGTTCTGGCGGTTCTGGTGGTGGTTGGAATACAGTTACTTTCCCATTCCAAGCATATGCTGGTTATGCTGGAGGTGCTGCTAATGACCGTGGTGGTGGCGGTGGTGGCGGTGGTGGCGGTACAGCAGCCATTAACGTCTACAGTAGCGGTGGTGCAGGAGGCGCTGGTGCGGGTGGAAGGGTATTAGTCTATGTCTCTTGAGTTGAACTACGCATTAGTTAAAGATGGAAAAATAGATAACATCATACTGTGCAACTCTGAAATTATCGAACAGTTTTCGCAAGATTTAGGAGTTGACTCGTTCATAGAACTGACTGATGAAAATTTCTTTAACGTTTACAGTAGAGCAACAATCGGTGACTGGGTAGATGGAACCACTTTTGTCTGGAGTTCTTGGACTAAAAATGAAGATGGAACATTCACTGCTCCAATTCCACAACCAACAGATGGTAGAGTGTATGAGTGGCGTGAAGACCTCCAAAACTGGTTTGCCGTAACACCATATCCATCTTGGTCATGGGACCCTGTTACACGAACATCTACTCCTCCGCATGTTTCTCCTGAAGGAATTTGGATGTGGAATGAGGATACGTTAGATTGGGACCCTCTTCCTGAACAGCCTCAAGACGGTGGAGCATACGAGTGGGATGCCGCAACCAATGAGTGGGTGTTGGTACCCTAGGTTGAGGTTAATTGGAGGCAAAAATGGCAGAACCAATTCAATTTATAGATACGCTATATACAGACCAGCAATTTCGACCTGTTCCAGCGTATAAGTTTTTGCCTGAGTGGTACAAAAATACAGAACCCTATATTAATGGTGCAAAAAAACCTAGTGCTGAGGCTAAAACGCAGGCAACTATAAAGAGATGCGTACCTGTATTAGACTCTTTAAGTTTAGGTTATTTTATTTTGTCTCCTTGCGACGTTTACGTTTCTAAAAGAGACGGACTTCCATATTACCAATGGTCTTGGAGTCCGTTACAGCCTTTAATTACGTTTCATAGCATAACTCAAGCACTAGAACATCCGTATAGAAACAAAGATTACGCTATACCTAAATGGACTAATCCTTGGCTTGTTAAAACTCCAAAAGGTTACTCATGTATATTCACAACTCCGTTTCATAGAGATTCCCCATTTCAAATTTTTACAGGAGTTGTAGACACGGACGCGTATGACCAAGCAGTCAACTTTCCATTTGGGTTAAAAGACCCAGAGTTTGAAGGATTAATTCCTGCTGGAACTCCGATTGCACAGGTAATACCCTTCAAACGAACCTCTTGGAAATCTGAGTATATTGAAACTACGCCAGAAGTCACCGCTCGAGTCAATAGGGGCACTACCGAGTTAAACAGTCGTTGGTATGACGTGTATAGAAATAGATGGTGGAGCAAAAAAGAGTTTAAGTAAGGCAAAAAACTTATTTATAAGTAATACATACTAGCCCTGTGCGTGGTAATCGGGTAGAAGGTCGCTTTAAAATTGACTATGAAACTTCATCTATGGATGAAGGTATGGTTGATGAATTACGCCTACCTGTAGGTACCACGGTTGATTGGTGGACTTGGAATCCTACTGCGTTTGTCGCAGACTATGAAGAATATGTTGACCCAATCTATGACGTGTCTAATCAAACGGATGGTTTTGGCCGTCGTTGGGATGAACCATTTGATATGCCAGTTATTTTGGCTCAACAGATTCGTGGTCAAAACGTTATGAATGAACGAGGCTTTTACACCGTTGATACTTTGCGCCTTGTAATAGCAGTAGACGACATAAACCGTCTTCTACCAAACATTATTACGAATCCCACTGACCACATTAAAGACAGAATCCTTTTCCAGAACTCTGTGTTCACGCCTACGCGGGTGAACCCACGTGGAAGATACAAGGAAAGATATTCCGTAGTTACTATTGACTTGAACCAGGTCAATGCTGAAGAATTGGTCAACGACCCCCAGTTCCAACAGTACGCAGAATAGGAGCAACATGGACTTCGAGCCAGAACTTGAGCCTGATTTATTTGATAAAGATTTATTGGACGAAATTGATAAAGAATTTGACCTTGCAGAAGACTACGATGACCATGCTTGGGACGAAGAAGAACTAGCAGAAGAGGAAGAGTAATGGCTAAAGCAACTGCAAAGCAAAAAGGCAAAGTTGAAAAAGTTATGCGTGAGTATAAGTCTGGCAAATTAAAGTCAGGAAAAAAAGGACCTGGTAAAGGACCTGTAGTTAAATCACGCAAACAGGCCGTCGCTATCGCTATGAGCGAAGCAGGAATGTCCAAAAAGAAAAAGAAATGACACTAACAAAATTAGAGCCTGCACCACTTAAGTACCCCAATGGCGGAGGATTAAAAGCAATGACAAGTAGACAGACTCCAAAGTCTCAAAAACTTGAGGTTGAAGCCTTAAAAAAGAAACACGAAGCAGAGTTAGCCAGATTGCAGGAAAAGCACTCAAAAGTTAACTCGCTAAAGAAAAAAGCCAAATAATGCGCCGTAAAAAAACACCTGGTGCACACGCAGGTAAGTCACCTCAAAAGCAGGTTCGTACTGCCGTAACTGAAGGCAAGTACGAGTCGGGTGGAGCCAAAATGCGCAAAAAGAAGGGCGGCTATGTACGCAAGCCAAAACCTCCTATTCGCTATAAAAAGAAAGCGATTAAATTCGACTAATGGCAAAGACAATTAAAGTTCAAGGAATTAAACACACCGTCAAAAGGAACAAGAAGGGCGATGTTGTTGTCGACCATGAAGCCAAGGCTAAGG